GGTGGGGACAGGACTCTCGACTCGGATGTAATGTGGAGGCATGATGATACCGGGAAAGAGGGCATTGCACAGCGATTTTGGTCAGTCATAACCGCCGTGATGGTCTACATGGTTTTTTATGATGAGCCTTACCCGTTTGAAATTCTTGGGCAAGGAGATAATCAAGTTGTAGTGATAGACTTTGGGATTCTGGACCACACTATGATTGCAACAGAAACTGGCAGACTTAGTGAAAAGTTTGAAACTATCATGGGGGATTTCAATCACGAAGCCAAACCAGAAGAATTTATCATCTCTGCATCCATGTTGACGTACAGTAAAGACTATTACTGCATGGGACGACGCGTGGCATCGGCAGTCAAGTTTGGCGCCAAGGTTAGGCCAATTGGAGGAGAGTTCACAAACTCTCTGGAGGATGCTATGGGAAGTATATACTCAGCAGCGATTGGTAGCGCTCGGAATTTGGCACACCCGTTAGACGCATGGCGATTTGGAATGGCCATCGCCGAGCAATTCCTATACGATACTGCGACTGGCTATTCATGGCTTCCGGATAGTTCACGACGAGTGGCAGAAGGTATTACACACTCTCGATACTCATGTCAACTTGCTTTGGGTCTGCCTGCGTGCTTGGGAGGGTTCCCAATTAGCAGCTTCAGCAAGTTTCTCATAGCTGGGAATCCAGATCCTCTCGGTGAGGCCATTGCGGGGACTCGTATCCAGGCACTGTATCTCCACTCTTACCGGAACTTAGAAGGGTTCTTACTGAGTGATGCCGCGTACAGGAGGCCTGATTTGACCTCACTGCTATCGGACCCTTACGGGATACCATTGAGATTACCTGCCACAGCGGAAGGTGCGATAACAGATGCTGCATCCCGATATATTTCTGCCTGTGCAAACAGGGACATTAGCGAACTTGCCGAGTACGCAAACGACAGAGGGGAAGAACTTCGCCAAGCCTTGGTAACAACCACTCCATTACACCCACTCATCGCTCGTGACCTCTATGACATATCAGCTCCTGGTAGGGCAGCACGCGTTGCAGGAAAGTTCTCCTCCAATGCCACTATGAGTAGACTAGTGATGACTCAAGAAGTTGTATATGAATATGGGACAAGATCTGCACGTCGAGGCAATGCAATTCTGTTACATATTCTATCTGCGTGTTCGTTCACGTCCGGAGAGAGATTCTCTGGGACGACATTCGAGGTAGTGGAAAGGTTAAGATTGCGTTGGGAGACACCTCAACCCCTAGAGGGGGTATCATTGGCACAACCTTTGGACTATCTACTTAGCGAGGAACCAGGTCCAGGAATTGTATGCGTGACTAGGATTGGCGCCGACATGTCTCTTCCTGGCCCATGGCTACCCTACTTGGGCTCTAGGACCAAGGAGCGTCGAGACGATACTGAGTATCGAGTGGCCTCTGCTCCAGGCATTATGGATCTTGGACGACTAGTCGCGAGCTATACCGCAGGGGGAGTATCTGCGCAGGTGCGGGAACTATATGACTCGTTGGCCCGGTCTCGATGTGCGTACGGCATAGATGAGTTAGCGACCATATTCCCTCGTACGATTGGAGGGGTAGCTGCGCATCGATATGACTCTATGCGTGGGGATGGACGCATCGCACCAATGGGTAATCCAACAATTTCCACCCACAGTCGATTGGACACTGATGACGTGCCAAGCGTGTCAAGCTCCGACATAGACTGGCCGTTAGCTATGCAAGCATTCATGAGCTATGTGACGGTAGCCGCGCAGAGCATGCACATAGGGCGGCCTCCCCCTGTCAGTGCTCCGCAATACCTACGGATTGTGCTAGGCACCGACGGACTACGCAGGCTAGGCAATGAGCCGCGAAGCAGCAGAACGTCATATTCCTTGGGTCTCCCTGCTCCCCTTCGATCCAATCCCCTGCTATATGTCCCTGCATTACAAATTGTCCGAACGTCGCGATCTACAGGAGGGTCCGCGGATCCCCTTCCGACTGCTGCATCGCCACTTCACCAAAGCCAGCTACTATCAGGGCTATTTTTTACTGCTCTGGTTGGCCGTACAGATGGCTTAGCTGCCGCAGAATTAGGTCGTGGACGCCCAGTCTTGGACGCAGCCGCTTGTGTTGCTATGGGGGCGACAAAACTGTGTCGCGCGGCGATCGATGCGGTGGCTCTAGCTGTGTGTTGGTTTCTTATGTGGACTAGTGCATCTCGAGAGCATAGGTTCCATGAGCCCACTCTGTTGGACAATTTGTCGCGGGCTGCAAGTGGTATGCTAAGAGAAATGCTTCTTCTCGCCACAATGGATCTCTCAGAGATAATAGATGAAGGCTATTGGGATGAAAGCATGGGGACTGGTGGCATACACAATGCAGTGGAAACGCTTAGAAGGAGAATTCGGGGCGAGGCACAAGAGAGGATGAGAATGGGCGCGGGAGCATTAGCACGAGAGATGATCCTACCGGAACTTTGGGGAGATGCTCCAATAGGGTTTACTGTGAGATTCCCACTGGCTCTACTCACATTCGATGCAGCGCTGAGAGGAGCACACGGGCATGTCGGAATATGCAAACGGTACGCTCGGCACGTGGCTGGTAGATACGCACAGCTTACAGGATCTAACCAGGCATACACAGTAGTAGTGGCGACCGGCCAGGCCTTGTTCGACGCTCTACGAGAATTTCTCTACACTGATTGGCATGACGTAGACGTACATCGATACGTGGCCCCCCTCAGGACTTATCGGGGAGGCATTACAGCATGTTGGCGCTCTCTTCGATCATCTCAAATGCCTGAGCCCCCCCTGGCCACCGTCCGTAGGGTAGTACGAGACGGAACAGGTACCCTAGCAACAATGACACTTGCAGACGAGAGCGGTGACTCATCACGAATGCGAGTAGCCATTCCTATGGACCTTCCTGAAGCGGTTGGACGCACACACGCCCAAAGCGTGGGTGACCGATTCGGACGTGTCCTTGGAAGACGCTCAACAGTCGGCCAAGTCTGGGCTGGAATTATCGATGATTTCCCTTCTGGGACGCTAATCGTCGGATCGGGACAGGGTGGGGTTGCAGCGTACCTAGCATCACTTGGGCGTTCTACTGTGTGCTTAGACTTGGCGTCGTCACTTCCACCTGATCAGATCGCGCGGTTGCGTAGAGTACCAGAGCTCTCAGACCGAGACACTGCCCTCTGGTCACCACTGATGCTAACAACCTCTGGGGATTGGTTTGAGGTTGGTGAACGGGCACTAGCATTACACACCCCTCGAGCAGTAATTATTGATATAGAATCGGGAACGGTTCGATACGGTCTGAGACTGCTTACCCCACTCACGTCGTCTGGGTACCGAGGGTTGGTCGCATTTCGAGTAATAGCCACGATGGAGGAGTGCGTACGAGTTCTCAATATTCTTAGCTGTTCTGCTGGGATTGGGTTTGCACGAGGTTACGCCTGTACTCGATACCCATCCGAAAGGGCATGCCCAGTGATCTTTCTTTGCGTTATGAACTCTCCTCGCCTTACTGATATTGCGACGACAAGGGAAATAACCTGTGGGGAACCACGGGAGTTCTCGATTCCCGTCATTCCGCGACTGACTCTCGTACGAAGTGCCGTTAGAAACTTGTCAGGGGGAATGTTCTCCTCTACGTCACTGGCCTCGTTTGTGATAGACTCCACACGGGCAGTTGAAGCATATACTCCTGGGAGAGGAGTACACGAAGGTGGGCTACTACTCACAGCGTTGCGCTGTCAGATTGTAGGCCGATTCCTCATTGAGTATGCTGCGGGCACCAGGGATTTAGGGAGATATTACTTAGATTCCCTCACTGTACAAGGAATGTCTTCGCACGGAGCGACAATCTACGCTGCGGACGCCACATTACGATACATGTTGGAGAAAGTGGGGCCTCGACTGCTATCCGCAGAGTTGGGCATTATGGCACCCATAGATCAGACAGAGCCAGTTGTGTAGTCCCATTGATGCGTGGCATAAGAAAAGAAAAGAAAAGAAAAAAGAAAAAAAGAAAGAAAAAATTGTCCGGAGTGAGACTATAAAATAGAGAAAACGACAATAGCCGCCATAGTGAAGAAAACAAAAAAATAGGGAAAATTACCCTCTGGAGAAGAACTCACGTACTACACCGCTCGAGAGAGGTCACAGTCTCTATCGTAGTACAACTTCAGTACGGTCGGTATTCCAGGTCTTCGTCAATATTACGTTGATAAGAGGTA